AGCCATCTGCGTTTCCCCGCTCACTTGGATAATGTAGTCGGTCATCCACTGATCAAACGAGTCATCCAGCACCCCTGCAAGCTCGCCCAGGGCGTAACGGAACGCGGGGATGATGTACCCCTTAACCAGCGCCACCACGCGCCCCACGATGGCTGCATCCACGCTGGGGCTGAACGGGTTCTCCATCAGGTGCATCAGCAGGATCAGGCGCCCCGCAGTGCCCTCGAGCTTACCGAAGGCAGTCATATACTCGCTGGACGCGTTGAGCAGCCTCTCGTCCTGCTTGGCCCCCTCGTACCATGCCTGGAAATCCCGATAGGCTGTGTACCCCTCGGGCGACAACTTGTAGGTCTGCGGGGGCAGGGCGTACACCAATCGCAGCGTGTTCTCCCACGCCTGGGCGCTCGTCATGTACTCAGGCACCGGGTTACCTAGGCGCGTCTTGCTGCTTCGCAGGATCGCTGGTATAAAACGCTGCAACAGGCCATCCGCTGCGAGAGAAGCCAGGTTTTGCTTAAAAATTGTGGGCTGGATGTTCCCGTAGATGCTGACAGCCAGGTTCTCGCAATGGATGGCCCCAGCGCCCACGCGGTCCATCTCGTAACGCTCACTCTCGTAGGACACCACCCACGCAGAGCGGTCTTCCCCGCTGGTCTTGTCTGTCAGCTTCCTGATCCATGAGTTCATCTCATCAAGGTGGCACAGCAGCCCCCGAGGCCGCTCAGATGCCGAGCGCACGAGCTTCTGGCTCGTGATGTCGGAGACGGTGATCTTCAGCGGCACGGGCTGCGGTGGCATCTCGGGCACCGCTGGGGGCTGGCCCCCGAGCAGAGCATCGGGGCTGGCTGAGAACTCGAGGAACGACTTCTTGGCGCTGGCGTACGCTGCCTCCTTGCCTTCCCAGTCGAGCAATTCCTTCTGATACCGTGGCCGGTCTTCTGCCTCGATGTCCTTGAGCGATGCCAGCATGGGGCGCGAACCTGGGGACTTCTTGTCGGCTGGGTCGCCCAGGGTCATGAGCCAAAGCACCGGGGGCACGCGAAAGCCTGGCATGAGTTCGAGCCTGATGCGGGCATCAACCACCCCGCAGACAGCGCTCAACCCAGCGAACAAAGGGACCAAAGGGTCGCACCCAACGCTGTCGGAGATCTCCAGCGCCCGTGTTTGCAGAACCGACGGCCACAGGCCCATGTCCATCTCGGGCGGGGGTGGTCGCAGCCCCTGGAGCACATCGACCGGGGCCATTGGTGGGGTTTCCACTTTACTGAACAACTGAGCCGCATCGGGCATGGGCCTGACCCACCCGTGCTGCTTGGCGATGTGAAAGAGCGTACCCAGCTTGACCGCTGTGGCCTTGTCGTTACGAAAGCTCGCCCACTGGGTGATGATCCCCCGCTCGCCCGGGTACTTGGCTGCGGATTGGGCTGACCACTCGTTCCACAGTTGCAGCGCCTGCTCAAGCTGCTCGGTCTGGGTACCAGCCCAGTGCAGCGCCATGCCCGCGTTGATCCACTCCTCGCGGGCGCAGTCGGCAGGGATAGCCTCGAGCGCCTGGCGTATCTCCTCCCATGAAGCGTCAACCTGCTCGCCTGTGGCGATGGTGCGCTCCTTGTCCTGCGCCAGCAGTTCCTGCCAGATGTCCAGCAGTTGCTGCGGGATCGTGGGCAGGCGCATCCAGTGACCCAGGCCGGCCCAGTGGTAGGGTTGGCGCGTGTCGGGGTGGATTGATGGCGGCAGCACGTCCTGCACCGTCAACCCGTTGGCCGTGGCGCAGCGTAGCTCGTAGGCCGTCTGACCATTGACAATGATCTTCTTCGATGGTAGCGCCATGCCGAAGGGCATCTGATAGAGCAGCTTGCCGTGGCCCGGGCGCCCACTGTTGATCACCACCGCATCGGGGGCAGCGTAGAGTACGTCGAGGTCAATCCCCTGGGCTACCGTGGCGTCCCAGTTGTCGATGTCGAAGGCCATCGTGCCACTGTACGCATGAGCCAGGCCGATGCCGTAGCCCTGGGGCAGTTGGGTCTGGTCCTTCAGGCACCGCTCTCGTTTGTTCCAGCCCACGGCAGCAGCGCCCGTTGGCCCCTTGGTGCCCGGGGGGATGGGCACAAGGCTCCAGCCGTGCCGGATGTACGCATCGACTGATGCAGGGTGTTGTTGCACTGACTGAACCGCTGTCATATACTGGTTCCGTTGGTAATTGCAGTTGCCGACCATCTCCTGTCTCCATCTCTTGCGCCCCGGCTAACCCCCGGGGCGTTTCTTTTTGCGCTTGTCATTTCCTGCTCCAAAAAATATTTTGCGTGACCTGTTGCACATCGTACAGCAACCGTGATACGATTTCAACATGCAACGGAGATTTTTCTGATGTCCACTCTCAAATCCTTTGACACGCACATGACTCTACGGGTCAACCAGCGTGTCCGCACCGCGTTCAATCGCAAGGCAGAGCGCTACGGGAAACCGTCCGATGTCTTGCGTGAACTCATCGAGGCTTTTCTTGATGATCGACTTGTAATCCAACCCAACCCCCGTAAGGAGTCACTGTATGTCCCTCGAATCCAAGATTGAAGCTCTCACCGCTGCTGTCATCGCCCTGACTGCGAAGCTGGAGTCCAGCAATGTAGCAGCCCCTGCGCCGCAAGTCATCACCACCGCAGCACCCGCTGCCCCTGTGACGCTGACCGTGTCTGCGCCAGCCCCAGTGGCCGCTCCAGTGGTGGCGATGCCCGCGCCGCCCAGCTTCGCACCTGTAGCCCCGGCTCCAGCCCCCGCCGGCGCACCGTTCAGCGACCCGAAGGGGCTGATTGACTACGTCATGTCGTCCTACAAGGCGCTTGGCCCCCAGAAGGGTGCTCAGATCCAGACTGTCCTGACGAACCTGGGCTACGGCAACATCAACGATGTCAAGCCCGAGCACTACGGCGCCCTGTTCGCTGGTGTTGAGGCACTGAAATGAACGGCGGGCCAGCGTTTCCACGCGCCGGTAAAGAATGGGGCGACAAAGCATGGACTGAAGCAATGGCAGAAGACGGCATGACCTTGCGCGATTACTTTGCGGCCAAGGCAATGCAGGCAGCCTTTGCGGAAATGCTTAGGGAAAAACCTTGCGAAGGTGCTGCTGCCGCCATCCGAGTCTCTGCCGTCATCGCCTATCAAATGGCTGACGCCATGCTGAAAGAGAGGGGCCAATGAGCACCCACGCTAACCTGTCACCATCCAAGCGGCATCGCTGGGCCTTGTGCCCAGGCTCGATCCGCGAGGAGGCCAAGTACCCCGACGACACCAGCGGGCCTGCTGCCATTGACGGCACCCACTCGCACACGCTGCTTGAGCACTGCATCGACGCTGGCCTGATTGACCCGACCACCCAGGTCGGTGAGGTCATGGCTGACGACGATGGCGAGTTCAAGGTAGACGCTGACCGCGCCGCTAGGGTCAAGACTGCCATTGAGTACATCTGCGAGCGCTCGTTGGGCGGGATGCTCAAGGTGATCTCTGAGGAGCGCGTGGACCCCAAACACCTGCTGGGCCGCGATGACCTGTCGGGCACGGTGGACTGCCAGATCATCGGCCCTGACTGGATCGAATTGATCGACTACAAGGACGGCATGGGCGTGGTGGAGGCCGAGGGCAACATGCAGCTTGAGCAGTACGCCTACGGGGTGCTAGCAGGCTACAAGCTGCCCGTCAACGGCAACTACCCGATCAGCACGATCCGCATGACCATCATCCAGCCCAAGCTGGCGCTCAAGGGCATGAAGCCGATCACCTCGCACGAGGTGTCAGTCAATGACATGCTGGCAAATCTTGGTACACTGGTGGGTCAAGCTGCCGCCACTGATCAACCAGATGCGCCGCTTGTACCGGGTGACAGTCAATGTAAATTTTGCAAAGCCAAAGGCTCCTGCGCCGCTCTTGCAAGTAACGTAATGAAGGAGGTCGGAATCATGTTCCAACCCACAGTAACGCAGCCCCTCGATGTCGCGCAGCAAAGCGCCGACAAAGACCCCTCGACAATGGATGACGCCCAGATCAGACAGATCATGGAGGCGGCACCGCTCATGCGCCAGCTACTCGAGGGCGTGGAGAAGGAAGCCCTGCGCCGGCTGGAGGCAGGTCAGTCCATCCCCGGCCTCAAGCTGGTCAACGGTCGCGGCTCTCGTACCTGGGCGCTGCCCGAGGAGCAGATGGCCGAGAAGCTCATCAAGATGGGCATTCCCAAGGGCGCAATCTACGAGACGAAGCTGGTGACCCCGGCCAAGGCTGAGAAGCTGACCTGGGAGAAGCGCGATGGCACCAAGGTGCAACTGACTGACCGGCAACTCAAGACGATGGAGACTGATTACGTCGTCAAGATGGCCGGCAAGCTCACCGTCGTCCCCGAATCCGATGGCCGTCCGGCTGTCACACTGAATGCTGCGCCTTTGTTTGGCGCAGTTGAAACCCTGCCCCCGTGGCTTTCTTAAACTGGAGTAACTGTAATGTCCGACATCATTTTTCTGTCCAACGTCCGTCTGTCTTTCCCCCACCTCGCTGAACCCCAGCGCCAGGTCAACGAGCAGACTGGCAAGGAGCGCATCTCGTACAACTGCGAGTTCATCATGCCGCAGGTTCACGCTGGCTTCCAGCAGTTCATGCAGAAGTACGGCGCCCTGGCACTGGACAAGTGGAAAGAGCACGCCCAGACCGTCATGGGCATGATCCAAGGCGACCGCAAGACCCGCTGCTACGGTCGTGGTGAGGAGAAGGTCAACAAGAAAACCTTTCAGCCCTACGACGGCTACGCCGGCCATGTATTCATCACTGCTGGTCGGGACTCCCAGCCTCAGATGATCCAGGCTGACGGTCAGCCCATCGATCCGACCAACACGATGGCCTATCAGCAGCTTGCCCGCAAGATGTACGGCGGTTGCCGGGTCAATGCTGCGGTCAAGCCTTGGCTGCAAGACAACAAGCATGGCCGTGGCATCCGCTGCGATCTGATCGCTGTTCAGTTTGCTGGTGATGATGTTGCATTCGGTGAAGGAGCCGTCGATGCGTCTAACTTATTCGGTGCGGTTGCGACTGCTCCGGCTGGAATGTTCGGCGCTGCGCCTCAAGGTGCGCCTGCGATGCCTGCTGCGCCGTTTCCTGCGGGCCTGCCGCCCTTCATGATGAGCCAGTAAGTTTTCGGGGCCGAAAGCGGATGCTGTAGTTTAGCCAGGTAGAGCACCCCCTTGTTTGGGAAGACCGTGGGTTCGAATCCCACCAGTGCAGCGAGTAGGCCCCACCCCATCGAGTAACCGTAATGAGTAACGACTATGTGTACGACATCGAAACCTACCCCAACGTCTTCACGTTGGCGGTGGAGCATTCACAAGCGCCGCTACGTTGGTCTTTTGAGATCAGCGACTGGCGCAACGACTCCCGCGACATTGTCGCGTTTCTCCAGTATCTCAAGGATACGGATGCCCGCATGGTCGGGTTCAATAACCTGGGGTTCGACTACCCCGTCCTGCATACGCTGATCCGCATGGGCCGCTCAGACGCGCCCACGCTGTACCAGAAGGCGATGGCGATCATCGGATCGCAAGACGAGGGTGACGGCAAGTGGGCGCACCAGATCAACCCGTCCGACCGCTTCGTGCCGCAGATCGACCTGTTCAAGATTCACCACTTCGACAACAAGGCCCGGGCCACCAGTCTGAAGGTATTGGAGTTCAACATGCGTAGCGACAACATTGAAGACCTGCCGTTCCCGGTGGGCACCACGCTGACGCAGGCCCAGGTGCCGGTGCTCAAGCGGTACAACGCGCACGATGTGGCGCAGACCAAGGTGTTCTACCAGCACACCACCGACATGATTGCCTTCCGCGAAAAGATGTGCGCCATGTACCCCGGT